GTAAGTATTTAAAAGACTGCAATACTAAATACCAATATACAAGAAAGATGCTGGAACTATTCCAAGAGAAGTATAAAGGTAAAGCACGTCAGAAATATGCTGAGTGTTATCACTTACTAAAATTAAGGACACAATAAAACAAAACAAAATGATAGCAAAAACATTAAGTAGAATAGGAGTGGAAGTATGGAAGGAAATACCTACATTTAAAAGTTATGAAGTTAGTAATTTAGGGAATGTTAGGAGTTTAAAATTTAACAAGTTAAAAGTTTTAAAAAAAAGCATAAATAAAAGAGGTAGGTATAAAGTTAATCTTTGTGAAAATGGAATCAGATTTACAAATTGCAAAATAAGTCAATTATCTGCAATGGCTTTTTTAAGTCATAAACCTTGTGGACATAAAATAGTTGTAGACCACATAAACAACGATAAAGAAAATGATAAGTTATATAATTTACAGTTAATTTCAAACAGAGAAAACACTGTAAAAGATACAAAGCGAGGCTCATCAAAATACGTAGGTGTTTCTTGGCATAAAAATCAAAGCAAGTGGAGGGCTAATATATACGTAAATGGTAAAATAAAACATCTGGGATACTTTACAGACGAAAAAGAAGCAGGACAAGCATATATAAATGAATTAAATAAAATAATATGAGAGCAACTTATTTACATTACGAGAACGGTAAAGGCTATGACGTTATAGACTTTATAAAAGATTATGAGCTAAACTTCAACAGAGGTAATATTATTAAGTATATTTGTAGAAGTGGTAAGAAAGACGATGAGCTTAAAGACTTAGAGAAAGCAGCAGACTACTTAAGGAGAGAGATAGAATACTTAAGAGAGCAGCAGGAACAATGGATAGAAAAAAATAAATAGAATGAATAAAAAGAAACACACTCAAATACAAAGAATACTAAGACTAGAAAATATAGTAACACAGCTATACATAAAAGTAGACGCTTTAAAAACTATAATAGATAAACAACAAAGAGACGAAGAGCAAATAGAATTAGAACACCAAGAAAAAGTAAGAGGAGTACAAAACTAAAATAAAACTTATGTATATAAATATAGAACTAAAACCAACAGAAAAAAAAGACTACTACAAATTTGTAATTAATGGGCTTAAGCTAGGGGAATGGGAACGAAGCGAACTAAGACACTTAATAGAAGTAATAGACAATAACATATAATGAACTTAGATATAATAAAACAAGCGGTAAATAATAAATTTAATTTAGACATTACCTTAGACACAAGACAAAGAAACTACACATACGCAAAGAAAGTATTTTGTAAGTTGGCTTATGAATCTGGAAGCACCTTTAGAGAAGTAGGGGAGACAATTAAAAAAAGTCATTGCAATATACTACACCACGTTAATAGCATAAACGTTATAAGTATAGAGGACAAAAAGAAACACGATGAGATTATAAAAGAGTTAGACTTAACTTTCTCAAGCCCATTCTTTAATTCAGAACAAGACAAAATAAAGAAAGAGATAAAAAAAGCTGAAACAAAAAACACGATAAAAGAAATACAAGACGTTATAGACATCTTAAGCGGATGGGACATAGAAACAGTAGCTGAGTTTAAACAAACACGCTTAGACCCCTTTAACGCATCATTAAAGCATAGAGTAAAGCCTAAGACTATAAAAGAAGTAAAAGGAGCATTACTAAACAATAGAGTTAAAAACCCTGTACTATGCTAATAACAAACGAGGACAGCTATAAAAAGAATAGACCAGCACAAGGCACAAATTAGAATGTTCTAAAATGAAACTATACAAAGGAGATTGCTTAGAAGTAATGAAAGAAATAGAAGCAGGAAGCATAGACGCTCAATTAGACTTTGAGAATTGGCAGGACGATTTAGATATCACATTAATAAACACTAAAAACGATACAGATGACTATTAAACTAAAAAACAGTATAAAAAATGACAGGTACACTGAATATGTGTATAATTCGTTTGACATACAGGACAGAGAGCATACGGAAACAGAAGTCTCCTTTAACCTAAGTGAAGCTAAAAAATTCGATTGGAATATAGGTGTAATATATGGTTCTAGTGGTAGCGGGAAAACTACTATACTTAAACAGATGGGACGTTTAGCTTCTAGTGTTTTTGATGGAAATAAATCACTAATATCAAACTTTGATTGGTTGGAGCCTAATGAAGCTTCTAGACTATTGTCTAGTATGGGGTTGAGTAGTGTGCCAACTTGGTTAAGACCGTTTCACTTATTGTCTAATGGAGAGCAATTTAGAGCTGAGCTAGCTTATAAAGTAGGTAAAGCAAGTGGCAGTGATGTTATATTAATAGACGAATTTACTTCCGTTGTAGACAGAGACGTGGCTAAATCTATGAGCTTTGCTATTCAAAAGTACATAAGAAGGCACAATAAGAGACTGATAGTCGCTTCCTGCCACTATGATGTTATGGAGTGGCTAACTCCAGATTGGATATGTTCACCACAAAAAAACGAGGGGTCACTTGAGAGAGGGCAATGGCTTCGGCAATCAAGACCTGAAATCGAATTATCAGTTAGTAGAGTCGAGTCAAATACTTGGGACTTGTTTAAAAAACATCACTATTTAACGCAAGAATGTAAAAAGAGCTTCGGATACCTACTCTTTTCCATAGGTAAAAAACCTGTTGGAATGTGCGTATATAAGGTTCAAGGAACGGGAGCAGTCCCTAATGGTTACGCATTAGCTAGGACCGTGATTTTACCAGATTATCAAGGAATGGGCTTAGGTGTTTGCATAAGTAATTTCACTTCCTCGATATTAGTCAATATGGGCAAAAGAGTCTATACTAAAACTATTAGCCCAGCTTTAGGAGAGTATAGAGAGAATTCCGATTTGTTTAAACCAACGTCAAAAAATAGAAAAAAAAGAAATGACCATAACTCAGATGGTGGTGCTAAAGTTAGACTATCTAGGTCCTCCTATTGCCACGAGTACATCGGAAAAGGGTTAAGTGGATATGAAAATATATTACTACCAATAAAGGAAATGAGAGAATTAAAAAACAACAACTTAAAATTAGAACTATGAACATTAAACTATTCTAAAATAAATACAAAACGTTTATATATTAGTAGGTTGAATAAACAAGATATATCAAGATTTAAAACTATGAGTGAAAAACACGGAGGAGCAAGAAAAGGAGCAGGAAGACCAGCTAAAGCAGACGAAGTAAAACTAATAGAACGCTTAGATTCTATAATAGACAAAGACGAAGCTGTAGGTAAGTTAGGGGAGTTAGTAACCAAAGGGGATATAAGAGCCTTACAACTGTATTTAAGCTATCGTTATGGGAAACCTAAGGAAAGTATAGACCTTAACTCTTCAGAGGGCTTAAACATTAACTTTAGAGATTTAATTAAATTTGTAGATTAACCATTGATTGAAGTTAAAAAGAAATACCTGCCTATTGTAGGAGCAGACAGTAGGTACTATATTGTAAGTGGTGGGCGTGGTTCTGGTAAGTCTTTCTCAGTAAACGCCCTTTTAGTAATGCTAACCTATGAAGCAGGACACACAATACTATTTACACGTTACACGCTAACCTCAGCTTATATATCTATCATTCCAGAGTTTATAGACAAGCTCGAACAGTTTGGCTCTATACACGACTTTCACATAACCAAGGATGAGATACTAAATAAGAAGACTGGTAGCAAGATAATCTTTAGGGGTATAAAAACATCAAGCGGAGACCAAACAGCAAACCTAAAATCTTTACAAGGTATTACAACTTGGGTAGTAGACGAAGCTGAAGAACTAACAGACGAGAATAAGTTTGACACTATAGACTTGTCAGTAAGACAGCAAGGCAATCAAAACAGAGTCATATTAATATTAAACCCTACAACAAAAGAACACTTTATATATACTAGATTCTTTGAAGATAGAGGGGTTCAAGAGGGAAGCAATATAACCAAAGATAACACGACTTACATACATACTACTTATATGGATAACATAGA